CGTTGACGAGCTTGGGCGTGACCGGATTCGTGTGACGACGACGACGGCGCGGGAGTATTCCCAGGCGTGCGGGCAATTGTTCGATGGGGTGATGGAGGGTTGGTTGCGTCACACGGATCAGCCTCAGATGAATGCGGCGCTGTCGGTGGCCCGTAAGCGCCCGTTGGGTGATGCGTGGGCGTGGAACCGGAAGAACTCGGCGAGTGACATCACTCCGCTGGTGGCGGCGACGTTGGCGCTGTGGGGTGCGCAGACGTCGAGGGTGAAGAAGCGTCCCGTGCGTGGCGGGCAGGCAGCGAAGGCGGTGGTGATGTGACGATTTCGCCGGCCATCTATCTGCCGCTGCTGGGACTCTCGGATGACGAGCAGCACCTCATGACCAAGATGCTGGACAACCTCGCGTTGTACCAGGCACGCAACGCGATGAAGCTTGCCTACTACGAGGGCAAGCAGCGAGTGCGTCAGCTCGGTATCACGATCCCGCCGAGTATGCGAGATGTCGAGGTTGTGGTGGGTTGGCCCGGCACGACGGTCGACGTGGTTGAGGAACGTCTCGACTGGTACGGCTGGATGGCCGACAACGACTTCGGCCTGAGCGAGATCTACGCCGACAACGCGCTGCACGTGGATTCCGGTAAGGCGCATCTGGATGCGCTGATCTATGGCACGTCGTTCGTGATCGTGGGCCGGGGGCAGGGTGATGAGCCGGAGGTTCTGGTGACGCCGCACTCGCCGCGCACCATGACCGGTATCTACGATGAGCGGCAACGACGGCTTATTGCGGCGCTGGCGCTCTGGTTCGATGACGAGGGTGTCATGGTCGGGGCGTCACTGTACTTGCCGGATCAGACCGTCGTCATGTCGCACAACGCGGGCAGTTGGAGCATCGAGGACCGCGACATGCACCGCTTGGGGCGGGTGCCGGTGGTGCAGCTGGAGAACCGTGCCCGCACCGATGTGCTCGGGCGCTCGGAGATCTCGCGTGCGATTCGGTCGTACACCGACCAGGCCGTGCGAACCATGCTGGGCATGGAGATTCACCGTGAGTTCTACCAGGCCCCGCAGCGGTGGGTCATGGGTGTCGATGAGACTCAGTTCCAGGACGCGGACGGTAATCCGCGTACGGGCTGGGAGACCATCATGGGGCGGGTGCTGGCGTTGCCGCGCGACGATGAGGGTGAGATCCCGCAGGTTGGCCAGTTCTCCGCAGCGGCGCCGACGCCGTATCTGGATCAGGCGCGTGGGTTGGCGCAGATGCTTGCCACGGAGGCGGGCATTCCGCCGTCGTATCTGGGGTTCCAGACGGACAACCCTGCCAGCGCGGACGCGATTCTGCGCTCGGAGGCGCGCCTGGTGAAGCGTTCGGAGCGGCGTCAGTCCTCGTTCGGACGGTCGTGGCTTGAGGTGGCGAAACTTGCGCTGCGTATCCGTGACGGCGTGGTACCGGATGAGTTCCGGGATGTGACGGTGAAGTGGCGTGAGGCGGCGACCCCGACGCGTTCCGCTGCTGCGGATGAGGCGGTCAAGTTGGTAGGTGCGGGAATCTTGCCGGCGGACTCGACCATCACCTATGACCGGATCGGACTGGATCCGGCTGAGCAGCGACTGCTGGCGGCGGAGCGGCGACGGGCGCAGGGGCGCGGTGTTCTGGAGACGCTGCGTAACGCTGCGGCGGGGCAGGCGTCGGCGCCGCAGCAGCCACCGGAGGGCGCACCGAGTGCCGAGTCCGACGGTTCTGCGTGAGTCTGTCGCCGATCTGGTGACACTCGCCAACGGCGATCTGGCGGCGTTGTGGGCGCAGGTGTCCACGCTGGATCAGGCACGTGACGCACTGATGGATGTACTGCCTGCGCTGGTTGATACGTACGGCGCGGCAGCGGCGACGGTGGCTGCCGACTGGTACGACGACCTGCGCGACGAGGTGGGTGCCCGTGGGCGGTTCACCGCGATACCGGCTGAGCTTCGCGAGCCCGGCACCGACGAACTGGCGCGCTGGGGCGTGTCGCCGTTGCTGGGTGAGAACCCGGACTGGGACGCGGCCCGCGTGCTCGTAGGTGGTGGACTGCAGCGGCGCATCGCGAACGCAAGCCGTGAAACGGTGATGGGTTCGTCGATCCAGGATCCGCAGGCCGATGGGTGGCAGAGGATCGCGCAGTCGGATGCGTGCCTGTTCTGTCAGATGCTTGCCGGACGAGGCGATGTCTACGGCGAGGAGACAGCGGACTTTGCCGCGCACGACTGGTGTTCGTGCGAGGCGACTGTGGCGTGGCGGAACCGCCCGAAGCCGGTGCGCGAGTGGGCCGGGCCGAGCCCTGACCGTAGCCGCGCCGACTATGAGCGCGCCCGCGAGTGGATCGCGGCGAATATGTGACTTCCCGCCAATAGCGGGTTACGCCGACGCCCGGCGGTCAACGGGCGGAGCAAGGGAGAACCATGGCAGACAGCACGCAACAGCCTGCCCAAGGCGAGCAGCAGTCAACAGACGGTGAAGCCGGCGGGGACACGTCGACCGCCACTCCGACGAACTTGAGCCAGGAGGAGTTCAATCGCCAACTCGACGAGCGTCTACGGCGCGAGCGGGCGAAGTACTCCGACTACAAGGACTTGAAGGAGAAGGCTGCCAAGTTCGACGAGATGGAGCAGGTCAATCAGTCCGAGCTCGAGAAGGCCAACGCCAAGATTGCCGACCTCGAGGCGGAGCGTGACCGGGCCAAGACGGAGACGATGCGGTACCAGGTTGCCACCCGCTACGGGATCGGCGACGAGGACGCGGACCTGTTTCTGACTGGCTCGGACGAGGAGACCTTGAATCGGCAGGCCGAGCGGTTGGCGGCCAAGTCCGATGAGGTCGACAAGCCGCGTTCTCCTAAGCCTGACATGACTCAGGGACGTAACCAGAACGGTCACGCCACCGTGGCCGACCAGTTCGCAGCTGCCACAGAGCAGCTCCTGTAACCAGACCGGGGAATGAACACCGCCGGTCGGAAGGAAACCTAAATGGTTGACATCAGCCGTGGCACATCGGGGGTCATCCTGCCTCCGGCGGTCAGTAACGAGATCTGGCAGGACGTGCAGAACGCGTCCGTTATTCAGCAACTCGCCACACGTGTGGATCTGCCCGGCTCGGGCATGACGATTCAGACCGTCACCGGCGACCCGATCGCCGAGTGGGTCAATGAGACCGACGAGAAGCCTGTCGGTGATTCGACGTTCGGGTCCAAGTCGATGACGCCGTACAAGGCGGCCATCATCGAGGTGTTCTCGGACGAGTTCCGCCGCGACAAGGCGACACTGTTCAACGCGCTGCAAGGTCGTCTGCCGGGCGCGCTGGCGAAGCTGTTCGACAGTTCCGTACTGTTCGGTCCGGCTCCTGGCTCGGACTTCGACACGTTCACCAGCGTTCCGTCCGTTTCCATCGGTACTGCTGGTCAGGTGTACGGCGGGCTGCTTGGCGCGCTGGAGTCCGTGGCCACCGTCGGCGGGGCGGACATCACCGGGTATGTCGTCTCCCCGCAGGGCGAGATCAAGGTGCTCGGGGAGCTGGACGGCGATAACCGGCCCCTGTTCACGATGAACCCGCAGACCGACGGCTCCATCGGGTCGCTGCTGGGGCGCCCGGTGTTCAAGTCGCCGAACGTGTACGCCGCTGCTGGCGCGTCCACGGCGGAGACGCTCGGATTCGCCGGCGACTGGGCCTCGGCACGCTGGGGCACCGTCGAGGGCATCCGGGTGTCGATGACCGACCAGTCGACCATTCAGAAGGGCGACACTTCGCTGAACCTGTGGCAGCGAAACATGTTCGCGGTGCGGGTCGAGGTGGAGTATGGCTTCATCTTCCGCGACGCGAACCGGTTCGTCCGCCTGACTGGCGCTGAGGCCACGGGCTGATGGCTGAGAAGCAGATCGACGTGGTCTCGCCGGTACTGGGAGTGAAACTCTCGGTGCCGGCGGGCCAGGTCGACACCTATGTGGCTCTCGGGTACCGGCAGGCGCGGCGACCTTCGGGCGAAGAGCCCGATTCGCCGCCGAGGCCGCCTCGCAAGCGACGCCAGTCGGAAGGCGAGTGACTCATGCCGCCCGTGAACCTAACTGTGGAAGACCTGCAGGTCTTCGAGCCCTCGATTGATGAGGCGAAGGCTGCGGAGATGATAACCACGGCTATGGCGCGGGCGGCGCGGGTCGCGCCCTGCATCCTGGAGTCCGAGTTCGAGTACGACGAGGCCGCGAAAGGCATCATCCGCGACGCCATTCTGCGGTGGAACCAGGCTGGTTCTGGTGCGCTTTCGTCGGAGCAGCAACAGGCCGGGCCGTATAACTACACGACGTCGATGGATACTCGGCAGCCACGTCGGTCGATGTTCTGGCGCAACGAGGTCGATGAACTACGACAGTTGTGCGGACTCCGACCTAAGCGTGCGTACTCCATCGACACAACGCCCATGTGGGATGAAGCGTGAGATTCCCGCACGGTGTGACGGTCACGGTGCTGCGCTCCGGCGGGCATGACCGTTACGGCAACCCGCTACCAGAAGAAGAGCACGAGATCCCTGGTTGCGCGGTGGCGCCGGGCACCACGGAGGACGTCTCCGGCCGCGACCCGCGAACCACTGTGGACTACACGGTCCTCGCACCGGCGGGCACGGATGTGCTCGGGCAGGACCGCATACGGCTGCCGGCCCCGTGGGGCGGCACGTGGCAGGTCGACGGCGAACCACGACACTTCGTGTCCCCGTTCACCGGCTGGCATCCGGGTGTACAGATCCGACTGACAGGGAGGGCGTAATGGCCTCACAGGTGCGGTACCGCCCGGACTCGAATGGGATGCGCGAACTCATGGTGGGCCGCCAGGTTCGCCAGATCGTCGACGACGCCACCGACCGTGGCTATCAGTACATGCAGGGCGCGTCCGGGTATGAGCAGATCACTAAAGAGTCGTTCGTCATGACGGTGTTCGGTGACCCCCGCGCCTGCGGTGCGCTCTACAACCCGACACCGGGTGGCATCGCCGCCGATGCACGGACCGGGTTGTTCTCCCAGGTGGTCGGCGTCATCGAGTCCGGCGGCTGGTGATGACCCAGCACGCGTTCCCCGACATCGAGATGGCGCTCGTGGAGTTGCTGGAGCCGCACGGTGAGACGCGGCTACGGCTGGACGCCGGGTTCGAGCAGCGCATCGACGAGGGCGAGGCGCCGGCCGTTATCCACGCCATGACGCTCGGCGGTTATGGCGGCAATCAGATTCTGCGCACCGACCGGGCACGCGTCGGTGTGTACGCCGCCTCGCGCGACGGAGCGCACGACCTTGCCATGACCATCCGTGCACACCTACTGGACTCCCCGCACGTGACAGAGGCGGGGTTGCTGGATCTGGTGACCTGCGAAACCGAGCCCGTGCAGGTGCCCTATCCATCCGACCGGGTTCTGCTGTGGCAGGCCACGTTTCGGGTCGACACGCGGCCCGTCCCATCAATACAGGAGGGCACCAGTGCCTAGCATCGAAGAACTCAAAGAGAACCACAACCGGGCGGCCAACGTCCGCAAGGGACTACACGCGCTGCTGTTCATCGGCGACAGTGACGCCGCCCTCGTGGACACTCTCACGGACGGGAGCGGGCTGGTTGTCCCGCCGGAGACTTACCGTGCCGCCGGACTCATCTCCACCGACGGTGTCACTATCGGCAGGGAGACCGAGACCGAGGACGTTCTGGCGCTCGGCTACGGCAGCCCGGTCCGCCGGGATACCACGTCCGCCACGCAGACTGCGGGTGCGACGCTGCTGGAGACGAACGCGGTCACACGGGAGCTTACCGACGGGGTGGTCCTGGCGGGCATCACTGCCGACACCAACGGTGAGGTGTCCTGGGACCACCCGGACATCCCACCGCCGCTGGAGTACCGCGTACTCATCGTGTTCGGCGACGGCGCGCCCGGCAGCTACGTCTACACGGCTGACTTCTACCCCCGCGCCGTCGTGTCGGAGGTGAGCGAGGTCACCAACGCTGCGTCGGACCCGACGCAGTACGAGGTCACGTTCACCGGTTTGCTGGACGACGCGGCCGGGTTCGCCCGCCGCTCGTTCATGGGCGGCGAGGGCTTCGACGCCGCGGCGGCCGGGTTCACCGCGAACGCTGGCTGAGCGCTGGTTCTCCCCGGCTGGGCGCGGGTTCGGGTGTGACCACCCAGCCGGGGAGCATCACACCCCACACCCATCCGCAGATGAGAGGTGCGTCGTATGCCGCGCTACACCAAGCCTGGCCACCGGACGGTGGAGACCGACTCGGCCCGCACGCGGGTGTCGCTGCTCGCCGCTGGCTACACCGAGCAGAAACCGAAGCGGTCGACCCCGAAGCCGGAGCCTGCTAGCAAGCCTGAGCCGTCCAAGCAGGACGGTTCGACCTCCACATCCTGACCAGCACTCTCACACCCGGGAGACACACCCATGGCTACAGCCAAGAGCAATGGCACTAGCGGGGACAAGCCCGCCGCGCCGGATCTGAACCTGGACTCACTCGAACGTGAGGGCGAGTTCAGGCCGTTCACGTTCATCCTCGACGGTCGTCGTTACCAGACGGTCGACCTTGAGGGGAAGGACTGGCAGGAACTCATGGACCTCGACGACGCCGCCAACCGGGGCGACGCGCGGACCATGATGAAGACGATGCTGTCCGAGGACGACTGGGACGCATTCAGCAAGGTGCACCTTCCGATGTGGAAGTTCACCAAGCTGGCTCAAGAGGTCTACGAGTACGTGTCGGCCCAGACGGGTGACAAGGGGGAAGACAACGCCTCCGTTGGTACCTGAGCCGGTACCCGGAGGCAGCACGAGCCGACCTTGCCGAGCACTACCACATC